TTCGAGTTGCAGATCCAACGGCTGCTTGGGCATGGACTCTTGAGTCTCACCTAGCCAAAAGCGCGGCTGGTTGAACTCGTTATAACGATGACCCAAGACTTCTTGTGCGGTTTGTTTGTGCTGACGCTCAAGCTTAGGTTTAATGTCATGCAAGCCTGGAATGCCCCACACCTCATCGTCTTTCTCAGCAACAATCGAGCCTTCAATCTTCTCTAGGTTGTAGGCAAAAGGATCAAGCTCTAAGAAGTCATGGATGCGTTTGAGTTGCACCTCTGGATCAGCAAGCAGGTCTTCGTATTCAATCATGCAAAAGGACAGTGGATCTTCCAACATGCCTGCATGCAACGTCACATAGCCGGTTTTGACGACATTGATCAGGTGCGTTTCTGACAAGAACTTTTGCGTGTCTTCAGGCTTTACGACTCGCACAAAGGAGGCAATGCAGTCAGGTACATTTCTAACAGTGGCGATGATCTTAGGACGCTGCCCAAGCACCTTGGCCATCGTTTTCATGATGGGCGGTGCAGGCCAGCCACGATTCTTATCGATGATGATGGGCTTTTGAATGGTCTCGTTTTTAGCCTGCATCAAACCACGAAGCATGCGGACCATATCATCGTCATTGCGGCCTTGAACGTGAATCGACTCATCACGCTCCCACTTCTCAGCCACAGCACCCATGATGCTAATTAGCCCTGATGTTGGCGTCACATGCACCAGAGGGTTTTGGTTCAGGATCGCGGCAAGTACCGTTGATCCAGAGCGTGGTAAGCCAGATAGGAAATGCATCATGCAGGACTTATCGTATTACTAATCGCAGCGAATCCACAGGTATTTGAGATTTGAAGAGGGGTAGCACTGCCCGTCACCGGACCCCAGGTTGTCAATGCTCCAACTTGTGATGGCGAAGACCTTGATACATAGTTATTCAGTCCTAAGTTTCCATTTCCATTTGCACCCCATGTCCATAAAGTTCCATTGGTTCGTAATGCAGCGCTTGCCGTGCTTCCTGCCGAACTAATCCACCAATCAGTTAATGCACCTATTTGTTTTGGGGAAGTCAAATTGGAGCCATAACCATAGGTGTTATTTAACCCCAACTGCCCGTTTACATTCAGTCCCCAGCACCATAAGGTGCCATCAGTTTTAACGGCCAAACAATGATAACTACCAGGGCTTACTGTTCGCCAATCAGTTAAAGCGCCAATCTGTACTGGTGAAGAAGTATTATTGCCAGGGTTGCTCGCAACCATGCCGTAATTGTTACCAGTATTTCTCCCCCACGCCCAAAGCGTTCCGTCCGTTTTTATAGCGAAAACATTGGCACAGCCAGCTAGGGAATTATTCCTTGAGGTTCTAACAGAACTCCAAGTTGTTAATGCCCCTATTTGAACTGGTGATGAAACATTACCTGTATTGTTTGTGCCAAGAGCGCCATAAGCATTAGATCCCCATCCCCATAACGTGCCGTTTGTTTTAATAGCAAAAGTATTGCCACGACTTGTTGTCACTTTACTCCAATCTGTACCTGACCCTATTTGTACTGGAGAAGATCTATTTTGCGCCTGACCGTCACCAAGGCGTCCATGAGCACCACCTCCCCATGTCCATAAGGTGCCGTCCGTTTTAATTGCTGCGCTGCTGCCGTAGCCAACTGATATTTGTGACCAATTTGTTAATGAACCCACTTGAGTGGGGGAAGATACGGCTGTAGACGTTTGATTAAGTCCGAGCGCTCCTGAGAGAACATCTCCCCAAGCAAAAAGTTGCCCGGCGGTATTTATAGCAAGCGTAGGAACTGAGAAATTGCCTATGTCATACCAATTTGCCAATGACCCAATCTGTACGGGTGAATTTGTGCTTGTTGTGTTATTTAAGCCTAGCTGACCTACACCATTTGCACCAAATGCGTATAACCTTACTTCTGTCCCTCCGGGAATTGTTGCCTCTACCCATCCACGCCATTTAGTACCACCGTCTGTGGTGAGCAGCGCAATGACCGTCACGCCGTTTGCGCCGGTAGCTAATGTTGGTGCTGTTTGTGCCGTAGAAGTCGTTGTGGCTGCATACTGCCCGCTCCAATACACTGAGTTTGGCCAAGCAATCGTATAAGCCGTGCCATCCGAGGCGTTCTTTACTACGATCTGAATCAAAATCGGCGTGCCGCTTGCAGGCACGTTGGTAAAGGACAGCGTGGCAATGCTTGCTGCCATCGTCAGATCGATGACGTTGCCGCTGTTTAAGTTAATCGTTGTGGTGGCCGATGACGTTACCGCTTGGCGAGTGTTATTGGTGAGAGCGCCTGCAGTAACTGACCCGAAACTTAAAACACCGCCGCCATTTGTTGTCAAAAACTGGCCGCTCGTACCGTCCGCTGTTGGATATTTAAGCTCTGCAGGATTATTAAAGAAGCGCTTAACTGTACCCGACGCGTTCTCGAAGTACATACTCATATCGTTGTCAGCAATATTCAGCGCCACTTCGCCAGGCGACAGGTTCGCGTTACTTGGCAAAGCTCCTGATGTTGTGCTGCGATAAAGCTGAATGGGTGTGTAATTCGTTGCTGGCATGTCTATCTCCGCGAAACGGTGAGTTGCATCATTTTAAGCCGCCTTGTCTAAGTGCAAAAGCCCTTTTAGGGCTTCTAAAACGACTTCTGGCGCGACAAATTTGTTGGGGTCATGCTCATAGCACTCCCACCACAAAAACTGATTCTGAGCGAGATTGGCTCGGTCCTTGAGCAGGTTGATGTTCTCTGGGTGACCAAAGATCTGCGGGTCCGATACCGACCAAAGCACAATGCCTGGTTTGCCCTCATCCCACCCCAAGTGCTGCATGAAGCTATCGCACGCAATCCATGTCGTGCATTGCCTCACTAACTGGCGCAGCGCTTGAATGGGCAGGTTCTTGCGAAAGTCTGGCACGATTTGCTGCTCACCCTCAACGCCCACCTGAATAACCGGATTAGGCAAGTGCGGGATCAGCGCCTCCCAAAACGGATAGTCCTTGGGATTGCGCTTGCCGTTATTAAGCTTCTTAGCAAAGGGCGCTATCAAAATCATAGGTACATCTTCCTGTAAGCACCTTCCAAGCTTGTCTTCCACTTCCAGCGGTCCATCTTGGCATAGATGTTATACATCTCGATGTCGCCAAATAAGTCTCTGGCCTCAGCAATCGACCTGCAGGGAAGGATCTCAGGATAGCAGCCAAACACCAACGGGTTCTTAATCTCAGGCAAGACATGCGTAAATACGATGTGATCGCCCATGCCGTTGTTGAGCACCACAATCGTGTGGTTCTTGTGCGCTAGCGTGTTGCGGAAGATCTGCTCGTCATGCGCAAACATCTCTTGCTTATCTTCCATGCGGATACCGCCAGACGGCGCTTTAAGGTGCCAGGTTACTGCGTTGGGCACGACCAACAAGTCATAGCCCTTTTGCTTTAAGCCAAAGCTGAAAAGCGTCTCTTCGCGGTGGGCGACTCGAGACAGACCTAAGTTGTAGTCATAAATCCCTGCGCGATACAGAAAGCTGCAATGCAAGTGGTCTACATGCTTGACCTTCTTGATGCGCTGCCATTGCGGATGTGGCTCGTGGTCAATCGCATCGATTTTGCCGGTAGGATTGGCTTCTTCAAAGTAGTGCGGTGGCATGAGCACTGAGCCACCCACACCGCCTACCATCGGGCCTGTATGCGCTAGCAAGACCTCAAGCACGTTTGGCTCAGGAATGGCGTCATCATCCACGCGCCACACCCAATCAAAGCCCATGCAGTTGGCCATTTGATGATTGTGATGCTGGCCCTTCTTGCCGGCCCAGATCCACTCCCAAGCAATCTGCTTGGCATCCATCATCCAATACAAGTTCTTGTATATCGGATCGCTACGCAGGTCTTGATTCTCGTCGTTATCATCAAAGATCACGATCTTTTCTGGCTTGCGGGTTTGGTTCATAACCGCCTGCAAAGCCAAAGGCAGTGTCGTATGTGACCGCCCCCTGGTAGAGACTGAGCACAAAACGCTAGGCATGCCAGCGTCCAATCAGCAAGTTGAGCCTGTTTTGATCGTCAATCGGCTTGGGCACGGCTGAGATATTGCCCTGCTCATCGATGTAGTTGAACTCAAAGCCAGGAAAGTGCGACTCATTCAAACCATGCAATTTGTGATGCGGACCCCAAAAGCCTACTGGCTCATTCATGGGTACGGTAAAGAGTAAGGTCTTGCAGTGCTGCTTGAGCTTTTGCAAGACTTCCAGGCCGTTATCAAGGTGCTCAATGACCTCGAAAGCGATGATCGTGTCGTACTGCTGCAGGTCATACTTGTTGATATCGGCATGCACAAACTGCGCCTTGGCACTCCATCCCTGCTCCTTGGCCACGTCCACAATGATCGGATCGTAATCAAGGCCTGTGTATTCCACGCCTTCAGGCATGAACTGCACGCCATAACCGCTTGAGCAGCCAAGCTCAAAGACGCTCTTGCCCCTCACATGCTGCGCTGCCCACTGATAGCGCGTCACTTCCCGCGGGAAGACCGGGTCACCCTTCAGAAAAACAGCACGCTCCCAATAGTTGGATAAGCGCCAGCGATACCAGTCTGGGTTGAACTTCTTGGCAAGCTTGAGCGAGTTGCGCAGGAACACATCGTTGTAGTCAGGCACAAGCGATGTATCAAGCATCGTGCCCTCGCCCTTGTGATAGATCGGAAACGCGCCGGTAAACTGATTGCCGCTCCACTCCTTGGGCGAGCATTCATGCACCTCAAAGCCTGCCATTTCAGCCTGAATGCAGAATTCGGTATCTTCACCGCCGCCAATGCCGTATTCGGTATTTAATAACCCAATTCGGTTAAATACACTGCGCCTGATCATCACGCAGAAGAACACCGCAAAGTCACGGCCTGCAGGCTCTGATGGTCCCTTGATCACGCATGAAATGCCGCACTTCTCGTGATGCGCAAATGGCTGGTTGAGCATGTCTAGCCACTGGCTCTTATTCTGCGGCAGCAGGACTGTGTCGTTGTTGAGCAGCACGATGCGGTCTGTGCGCGTGGCTACAATCCCTGCATTGCATGCGCCTGAATAGCCTAGCGGCTGATCGCTCCAAACAACCTTGATGTGCTTATCAAAGCCAATGCTTGCAAAGCGAGCCGATAGCTCTTGCAGGTAAGCCTGTGTGCCGTCTGTGCAGCCGTTGGCCGAAATGACCAACTCAACATCGGCCATGTCGGTGAACTTGAAGATGGACTCAAGACAAGGTTTGAGCAGATCCTCGCAGTGGTTGTAGGTCGGGATAACAATGCTGTAGCGCATTAGAACGTACCGCCATCAATACCGCCTGTGATTGCATTTGTGCTGCCGTTAACTGACAAGCCCGCATCGACTAAGACAGCCTGGCTACCAGTGGTTGAGGCCGCGGCAAACAAGATAAAGCCCGCCGATGTGCTTGCGGTTGTGGTGACGTTAGTCGGTGGCGCTCCTGAGAATCCACTGATACCTGATGCACCGCTAAAGCCAGACACGCCTGAGCCGCTGAATCCTGACCGGCCCGAGAATCCAGAGAACCCTGAGATACCAGAAAAGCCGGAGATTCCACTAAAGCCCGAGATACCACTAAAACCAGAAATGCCCGAAAACCCTGATCGTCCACTAAAGCCTGAGAACCCGGAAATTCCTGAGAAGCCAGAGATCCCAGAAAAGCCTGATGTACCAGAAAACCCGCTGATACCAGAGCCGGAAAAGCCAGAGATGCCCGAGCCAGAAAAACCAGAGATGCCACTAAATCCTGATATACCCGAGAAGCCAGAAATGCCCGAGAAGCCGGATATGCCACTGAACCCTGAGATACCGCTAAAGCCTGAGATGCCAGAGAATCCGCTGATGCCAGAGAACCCGCTGAATCCTGAATAGCCACTGATACCGCTTTGTGCTACGCCATCAAGGCCTGAGTAACCTGAGAATCCGCTAAAGCCTGACAGGCCTGAGTAGCCTGAAATGCCGCTGAATCCAGAGATACCGGAGAATCCCGAAATGCCTGAATAGCCACTAAATCCGCTAAAACCAGAGACGCCTGAGCCTGAAAAGCCAGAGGTGCCACTGTAGCCAGAGATGCCAGAAAAGCCTGATGTGCCGCTATAGCCTGAGATGCCACTGAATCCAGACGTGCCGCTAGCACCGGATATGCCAGAGCCTGAGAAGCCAGAAAAGCCAGAGTAACCCGACGTGCCACTGTAGCCCGATAGGCTTGTCCATGCGCCAGCAACAACACCTTCGTAGATTCCTAAATCCGTGTTGTAGCGGATCATCCCATTCTGCGGCGAGGAACGCTGTACTGTCGTGCCAGCAGGGATCTGCACTGACCCCGTGCCTGGTAACACCGGGTTATCGGCTATGCCTACTGTCGGGTTCGCAGCATCACCCGTGCCGTTGAGCACATCAATCTCATTGGTTGTGCCCTGTAGCGTTACTACCGCAATCGAATTGCCTGAAGTGCGTGCAATCAAGCCGGTGCCTGAAGACAGCGCCAGATCTAATACAAGACCTGACAGCAGCACTGTCGGGTTGCCTGCAATTCCATCGCCATCGGTAACGCTTAAACCTGTCGTTCCAGCTTGAATAGAGCGGTTTGTAAGCGTTGTGCCGTTAGTCTTGACCTGGATACCAGCCGACGAGTTTACGAGGCTTGCAGGCGCTCCTGCCAAGGCTATAGCCATGGTTGAGCCGGCACCGTTGTCGGTAACCGTAATGCCACCGCCCGTGGTCGTTAATTGCCTAGCATCGGTCAGCGTGCCCTCTGATGTGGCCGTGATAAAGCTGTAGTTAGTAACAGGCACCGCAGAAATAGCGCCTGTAGTCGTTTGGACAGTTTGACCACCCTGAACGATAGGGACCAACTCTGAGCCAGTAAGTGCGCCTGCTGCTGGTAATTGGGTAATGGTTTGATTAGCCATTCATCACTCCGGCGACAACGAGATGCCGTCAAGGTTTCCGTTGTTTTCAGGCGTTTGCGTATTGCCTTCAGTAGACATTATCGTCTGATTCAGGCCATTCGTCAGTATGTTATTGGGATCTAACGCTACGGACACATCAGGCCTAGGAAAGCGCAAGTTAATGCGCTCTGTCTTTCTTGCTGGCAGGCGATACGGGTCCTTCTGATCAGCGCAGCCTTCATTGCACACCTGCAGGCCAGGAAAGTTGGGATCTGGCCTCATCACGACATAGGTACGCTTCATCTTGCAGCGATCACAAATGGCAATCGCAACGCTGGCAAGATTAGACGTATCAAGGAAAACAGGCATGATCAGGACGTGTATGGCATGATGTTGGGTGCAAAGTAGATCGGTGAACGATCACGCTCTTCTTGCTCAACTTCATTGAGGTACTTTGTGGCCTGCGCTTCGAGGTACTGCACACGATCTAACGGCACCTGCGGCAACTCAAGCGATAGTTGATGACTGAGCATGGCAACCGTGGCCAGATACCAGCGCTGCGGGATCTGTAGCTCGTCAGTCAGATCGCCCACATCCATAATCTGCTTGGAATACCAGACCGTCATTTGAATAAATGGGTCATTAGGCGTGGGCCAGAGGTAAATTTCAGGCTGTGGAATCGTGCGGTTGAACCAAAACTGATACGGTTGATTGGCCGTAAAGTTTTTATTCGGCAGATTGGTGTAATCATCACGATTTAGGCGTGACATTGTGATTTCTCGGCTGTTATTGCCGACATACCACTCTCTTAACGCCAGTGTCGTGCCACCAGAAGCCCTAATACGGTAAAACTGCACCGTTTGGCCAGGGTCAATGTCATACCAGAGCCACTGATTGTCCGTTACAACGACGGTACCGACGTTTTCAAGCGTATTCCAGGTGGCACCATCCGTGGAATACTCAAGAGTGAAGGTCCAGGTGGCACTTCCACCGCCAGAAACATAGGGCAGCACGCCAATAGATCCTGCATAAACCGGGTTGTCGGTCCCAAAATCGACTGAAATGTTGCCATTGGCACTCGTTTGCTGGCAGTAAGTGTCTACGTCGTTATCAGCAACAAAAGATACCGTGCCCCCTGCGCTCGTAGCGTAGTTGCCCGAGGGGCGGTTCATGGTGCGATAGAGCGCATTCAGCACGTCATTAGCGCCAACAGGCAGCGAGTAGATGTATTTATCCACTGACAGGCCGATAACTTCCTTCTTGATCGCCCAATACTGGATGCCAATGTTGATCAGGCTTGATAACGTCATGCCTAAGATCTCTCTTGCGGCTACCAACTGCTCGCTGGTTAGCTCTTCTGCTAACTTGCCGCAACGACGCGCTGCGTGGTCAATCAGCGTTTGGACGTTATAAACCTGGCCGTAAGTATCTGAATATGCCATCTACCACCCCGGACAATTCCAACGGCGCATGGATGCGCGTGCTCGTGAGCCTTTCTCGCTCTTCTCTGCTACTGGACCCATCCTAGCGCAAAACGAGTCTCTCCGAGGCCCTCCCTGGGGCTGTGGAGCCTTTAGGTTTGATCCTGTTTCTCGGTTGTACTTGGCTCTGCCTTTGGCCGTGAGACCCGCGCCACGATCCGCTGGTAGCTTCTCACCACGGCCAATCGCAAGGCTCGGACCGCCGTTCTTAAGCTGTTCAGGAAGCTTTGCATAAGATCGCCCTTTCACGTTGGATTGGGTGTATTCAGCCGCTACATCAGGACTGATGCCCACCTTCTTGGCAAACTTGGGATTGTTCTCTACCGCTTTCATGAGCCGAAACTGCGCTTTCGACTTCGCTGGCATGTCACTCTCCCGAGTTCTTGATCAGGACAATGTTGAAATACGATGAGACAGCATTGTTTGCTGCTGCTCCAATAGCCGTTGAGCCAACACAGTTTTTCTCTGGGATAACAAATGGCGGATCAAATACATAATCAGCCGTACTGTTATTAACCGTCGTTACTGCGCCAACACGAAGCAATCCGTCCGGGCCGTTTTGCTTAAGAAATCCGGTTACTGCAGTAGATCCAGAGGCCTGCCCTGAAGAGAACTGACCTTCAACCATGTAGCCTGTATAACCAGCAGGCACACAATAGTGACCTGTCGTGCGGCTGTTATAGCCCGTGTTGATTGCGTCATAAATGACTGCAGGAACGCCAGCAGTAACTACACCCGTGCCAGCGTAAATAACACCCGCGTTAGCACCGCCAGAGCCTGCCGTCACAACGTAGAAGCTGTTGACGTACAAATATGAGTTGGTGGTATTAACTGCTGTTTGGCCATTCATCGTGATGGTTTCACTCACCACGTTGTAGTCGCCATCTACGCCAGCAATAAATACGGTTCTTGCGCCTGTGCCTGCAGGACTGCCATCATCGTCAGTGCTGCTTGAACTAATTTTTAATACAGAGGCCACGGTAGGATGGGGCACCACTCCACCAACTGGCCATACTGACTCTTCAGACGTATCAACGTCTGGGTTGTATCCAAACACAATCACATTGCTGTGGCCCTGAATCTGGCCACGAGCCACTTGTAGCCCAAAAGGCTCAAACGTCCCTTGGCGGGTAATCGAGGAAATGGTCGTGGTCATATCAAACCTTCAATGTGAAGCAGGGGCCGAAGCCCCCACTATTTAGCACGCGCCGCCGGCTCGCTTTTTGGCTGGTGGTGGCGATACCGTTACAGACTTCTCAGTCTCGGTTACCGCACCTTGGCCACGCAACTTGTCACGAAGCTTGCCGCCAAGCTCCTTAAAGATGCCAATCGGATTCAACGCTTCCTCAAGATCTCGACTCGCCTTGGCTGCAGTTGCCTGTGGATCTTTTACGGGAGCAACATTCTTTTTAAGCATGTCACGCTCGTAATTGCTAACAGCACCTGCAGCACCGCCATCGTTAAACTTGACTTTGCCACCCTTCTTGAAGGTGCCCGATTGACGATCATTCGACACAGCCGCCGAAGCTGGCTTCTTGGGGTAGGCTACGGGTTTTCCTGAATCAACAAGACCCCCCGTAGCGTAGCCCTTTTTTGCGGCACCACCTTTCTTGTAACCGCCTTGACCCATGATGACGCCGCCGGTTTTGTAACCGCCAGGCTTGCCCATCTTGACATCGCCAGTAGGACCCTTGGCTTTATCAACATGCGCTGTATCCATCTTGGTCTTGACGTACTCTTTAGCGCCACGCTCAGACTCTGCTACCGGAAGAATGCCACTCTTGGGCACTGCGCCGCCCTTTTTGTAGCCACCCTGGCCCATTACCACACCGCCGGTTTTTAGGCCTTTGTGAGCCTTAGATGCAGGCATAGAGGCATGCTTCTTAAGCTTGGCCTCGGTGCCCATCATCTTCTTCATTTCGGCTGCGTGCTCTGCCTTGGTCTCGCCACCTTCCTTCATCATGGGGCGATTCATCATCGCCGCACGACGTGCTGCCATAGAAGGGCGACGTGGTGCCATTGCAGGTGCCATACCACCGCGGGAGCCAGGAGACGGCATTGCTGCCAAGCCGCCCATGACACCGCCATTCATCATCTTCGTTGGTTTCTTAGGTGTTTTGACCATGCCACCTTTCTTCAGCTTTAACTCCACTGAAGGCTCGGTGGTCATCATCTTCACCATCGGCTTAAACTGACCCATTTCTGTTCCTTTCAGATCCGACCCCGAAGGGCCGGTGTCTCATTAGGCCGACGGGTTAACAGCTAGGCCACCAGCGCTGTTGCTCGGAGCAGGCATATCAATGTATGTCTGGCCGACAGCGTTAGCCGTGCCAAGGCCGGTATACCCTGCGGTGACGCACCCTTTCAGAACGACCATACCGCCAGCCGAAGCGGGCAACGAGATCAGATCTGTAATCGCCGTGCCAGTAGACTGGACAGCGTTAATAAAGGAGCAGCCATCAAACAGTTGGAAGCGGTCAATCGCACTTGCAGCAGCAGCATAAATCGCTGCGCCGCCAGCACCACCAGCACTTGCCCATGATGGGAACACGCAATCCTTGAAGATATTGCGGTTTGTGCCACCAGAAAGCTCAAGCGTGTAGTTTGCTGCAGTACGCTGGACCGTGTCGCCACCAAAGGTGCAATTGATGAAGGTACGCTCACCACCGCCCGAAAGCTTGATGGAGCGAGCACCCGTGCCACCTGCAGAAGCCGCATCTGCCATACCGTAGATGTCTACGTTGGAGTAGGCATTGCGTGAACCGCTGTCAGTCCAAGCCACCATGCTCGCGCCGCCTGTAGAGAATCCACAGAAGACTGAGAAGTTGGCAAAGTAACAGCCGCTTGCAGTGACGTTCACAAACTGCGTCGAGCTACCGAAGGTGGTAACCGTGTAGGTGCCGCTGGGAGGAGCGATACGCGCACGCTGGCCAACTTGTGTAGGAGCACACACGCCGATCAGGTGGGTTGCATCTTTGTTCCAGGTCAGCACACCAGTCGTTGCCGTTGAGTCAACTTCTTGCGCAAGCGCCGTTGACAAACGAGCAGAGCCACTGGCTGCACCATTGCCGATTAGAACGACGACGTCGTTGTTACCAGCGGTACATTTGGCCAAAGCACCGTAAAGGGTTTTGAGGGGAAGTTCCACACTGCCTTCGTTTCCATCGGCACCGTTCACTGGATCTACGAAGTAGTAGTTGCCAGTAAACGGCAAGCCGCCGATGGTTCCGAGCACAGGAACTCCGAAGCTTGTAATCCCGTTGGGGAAGTTCGTCAGAGCCATTTATTTCTCCTGAAAGCGGAGTTGCCTCCGCTGCTCGGTTTAGACGCCAGGGGTGCCATACATTGCGCGTGGATCAGTGAAGCCAACGTCATAACGCTCAGTTGCCTTATAGCGCATCGTGTCGGTCTCAAAGTCCCCTTCCATCGTCTTCTCGAGACGACGGCGCATCATCAGCTTCATACCTTCAGGCGCGTCAGTCTGAACCCACCAGGCGGTGGCAGAGGTAAGACGCGAGAGAACAGCGGCACCCTCGTCGAGCAAGCCAATCGACTTGATCGGGTTGATGTCGTTGTTTGCCTGGCCGGCACGAAGAACGGACTTCAGCAGCACCTCAGCCTGGAAGATGTTGCCAGGAGCCACAACCAACTGGCGTGGGACCAAGCGAATCTTCTTGCCGTTGTTGTCCACTGCCTGACGGATCTGGATGAGCATTTGCTCAAGCGAGGTCTGGCTGAGAACAGCAGCGGTGGTCAGCAGGTTGCTGAACGTACCGTTAACGATGGGATGCGAAGCGCTGTTAAGTGCTACGCCGTCGCCACCAGCATACTGTCCACCCGTGAAGGCGTTGTTCAGTACGTTGGCGCACAGGGTTTCCTTGGTTTCAATCAAGGACTGTGCAAGGTGACGTGCATACACCTGACCAATACGGATGTGGTCGCCGTCTTCCACGAGCACTTTGGTCAAGGCGAAGGCCAGGCCATACACCGAGTACACATAGCGCTTGAGGAAGAGCACACCGCCCTGCTGATAGGTCACTGGTGTGCCATCAGGAAGCTGCGGTGCTGCGCCGAAACCGTAAAGGACCGGCTCTTCGTGGTAGTTGCGGGGAATGCCTTGCTGCTCGCGGAACACACGGCTCCACTCATCGGCACGCTGATCATAAACGCCGTCGAAGCACTCGTTGAGGATTGGCTCAACAATACTCCGAAAGTCGGTACTGCGCATTGGGGCTGCCATTTCTTAGCCCTCCTTATAGAATCGTGGCAGGGTACTGGATAGCTGCACCAGTGCCGATACCAAGGAGTTGAGACTCAGCGATCTGTACACGCACAATGGTGTACGCATCACCCCAAGCGTTCCCAGGGTAGGGAGCGAGATCAATCACGCGCAACTGAGCGCTAGCAAACTGCGCTGCTGCCGATGTGGACATCGTGCATTGCGACAAACCAGTAGTCGAGGAGCCGTTATCGTTGTTGCTGATGTCGAACTCTTGACCAAGCGCGGTTTGAGCGATAGAACCTGCTGCTTGAATTTCATAGACGATCTGTGGATCAGTCCAGATATAAGCAACCGCACTGCCTTGCTGGAAGGCGGTGTTAGCAGGGTAGAAGTTGGAAATGCGACGACGACCCGTGGTATCAGTCCACTCAAAACCATCAAACACGCCATAGATTGGCAGCAAATTTGTGGTCTTGATGATGTATCCCGTACCAGGATCAAGGGTGACGGCTTGGCCTTTGAAAATGTTTGAGGCGTAGCCAGTCGAGTAATCAAATGGGTTTGCGAATGCAATCGCACGATCCAACCCACTGGGGTGGAACGCGGGACGCAGACCAAACGGAGCACTTGTAGCTGACATAGTCTAACTCCGAGTTAGCCCTCGAATACCGGGGGCCGGTTAATGGGGGTTTTATCGAGACTGTCGAGTCCTTGCCCTTCCGTCTGCAATAGCGTCCTGCCTTGACTATCCCGTGCGCCTTGAAGATTGTCTAACTGCACTTTGATCTTCTCAGCCTCTTCACGAGGTTTGTCGTAATGCAACCGTGTCATTACCTTCTGATACACGTCCATCGGTAACTTAAACAGCAGCATCTCATTACAGGAGATATGCCCAACGTGTTCGCCCGCCTTGACCCGATAGTTCTCAAACCCTGGTAACTCATCGGCTAGCACCGGAACGTACCCAAGTCGGATTCTCTTATCAATGGTGTCGTAACTGTTGGTTGTAGAAAGCCAGCAAAGATGCCATCCCGGAATATCCGGGACTTTCGGCAGCGCCGATTGTGTCCACTCATCACTCCACATTTTGTCAATGTCCTGTGCTGAGAGGAACTGCTCCTGCACGGCTTGGCGCACTACGTCTTCGCTTGCGCGTGACTCGCGGCCACCGGCAGTGAGGGATTTCTTTAAGCGTGATTCCATGTCCTACTCCTAGCTTCGTTGTTGTGTAGCGTACTGGCGGATGATCCGGTTTCTAGCCTTTTCATCGTCCCATAAACCAGCTTCCTTAATAGCTCTCACTTGCTCTGCTGAAAGCTCAAAGGATTTGCGACCACCTGCTGCCGCTGCTGACTCACGACCTGTACTTGCTTGCATAAAACGAGGCCTGTTTTTCGATGAGGAACCACCTTCCTGACTATTGTACCGATGAGGAACGTATTGGCGCAAGCGTCTGTCAAGTTCCATCCAATAATCCTCAGTGGCTGGGTCCCAGCCTTCTCGCGCTAAATGCTCATCAACGTCTTTGGTAACTTTGCTGTCTAAGTCCTTGGCGTTAGGATCAAACCAAGGATTGCGCTGTTGCCACTCTTGCGCAAAGTTAGCGATCCTGGGATTAGGCAGTGACTGCTGCTGGCGGGGTTGAGCAACAGCCTTCTTAAGGTTCTGCAGATCCTCAAGCTTCTTGCGTGCATCAAACCACATCTCGTGCGCTTTGGTATGCCCGTCGCCGTCTTGCTCTGTATGAGCCTGCGACATCTTAATTTTGGCATATTCAACACTCGTCGCTGCTTGTCGAATCGCCTCGTCAATCTGCGCTATTTCGCCTGCATGTGTCTTGCGCTCAATGATGGCCAGTCGCTGCAGTAACTCTTCGTTCTGGCGCTGCAGCATCGATAGTCGATGATCTTTCTCAATCTGATGCTGCTTGGCGGCATCGCGTTTAGCACGGCGGCGATTACGCTTGGCAGCACGAATTGCTTCCGTATCATCTTGATGGTCGTCATCTTCATCATTGGCGGGGCCACCTTCTGCGGCTTGCACGGGTTCATTATCATCGACCTCTTCGCCCGTGTCGGG